GGTCAAGGTTTCAATCTTGGTAGAGCTGCAGAAATTAGTAGAGATGAAGTTAAGTTTACTAAATTTGTAGGTCGTTTAAGAAAGAAATTTACAATGTTATTCCATGATCTATTGAAGACACAATTAATTCTAAAAGGTGTTATTGCACCTGAAGAATGGGATTCAATGATGGGAGATATTACATATACTTTCTTACAAGATGGTTACTTTGCTGAATTAAAACATAGTGAAATGATGAGAGAAAGAGTACAACTTGCTCAACAACTAGAAGGTTATGTTGGTAAGTATTTCTCAAATGATTACATTAGAACAAAAATATTAAAACAAAATGAACAAGAACAAGAAGAAATTGACAAACAAATTGAAGAAGAAGGTGCTGAACAAGCGCCAGAACAAAACGCCATTAGTCCTAGAGAAGAAGAGGATGGTGGTAAAGAAGAAAAACCGACATTAGGAGATAAATAATGAGTAAAGAGAATATAGGAAAATTTGTTAATTCGTTACAACAAGGTGACGCTAAACAGGCAGGAGATGATTTAAAAAATGCTCTTGCTGATAAAGTTAGTGCAGCCTTAGATGACGCAAAAACTGATGTGGCAAGATCGGCATTTACAGGACAACAAGGCGCAGACGCTCCAGAAGCAAACGTGTTTAGTGGTAATGATATAAGTGCTGAAACTCCTGCAACACCAGAGGCGTCAAGTGATGAAGTGGCTCAGTAATTTTATAAAAGATAATATAACTGAAGTAAACGATTATAAACGTACTAGGCAGTATAACAAACTCACGCCTAAAATGAAGCGTGCTGTTGATATGGTGTTTAGAATGGCTGACAAAGACGGTGACGTTATTGCAAACTTTGAGAAGAATGTTAATAACGCTGCAAAACAATTCGGTGTCAGCAAACAAAATTTAATGAATTACTTTGATAAAGAAACGTTAACAATTTTAAGGAGATAAAGATGGCAACAATTATACTAAAAGGAGCGCTAGTCGCAGGTACATTATCAGATAATACTATCGGTAATGCTCACTTTGTAAGAATAGTCGCTACTGCTGGTACAAATACTATTACAGTAAAAGATGGTAGTACAGTTTTAGGTACGACTTTGTTACATACTGCTGGAGATGAAATCACAATTGAAAAACATGCTAAACATACAATTTCATCAAGTGGTAACGTAAGTGCTAGTGCTGTAGGCGTAGGTCACTAACATGGCTGATACAGTATCTACACAAACATTAACAGATACGACAGGCGTAAAGTTTGCCGTTAAGATAACTAATTTTTCTGACGGTACAGGTGAAACTTTAGTTAAAAAAGTTGACGCTAGCGAAACAACTTTTATGACTGAAGACGGTAATCGTAAAATATCAAAAATCTTTTATTCAATAAACACTGCTAATCCTAAATCAGCAGTAGAGTTGATATGGGATGGTACAGATAATGCAACGGCAGTTTTATTGTCTGGTCAAGGTTTTTGGGACTTACGTGCCGATGGTAATGAGATAGCTAACAACGCAACAACACCAACAGGTGATGTTTTACTATCAACAAAGAATTTCGCAATTGGTGATAATTACACGATTTTAGTGGTTTTCAGATAGTTATTTGTATAAATAATAAAGAGAAATAGAGATAGATACAAATGAAATTAATTACCGAAGAAATATCAAACGCAGAATATATTGTAGAACAAAAGAATGGTAAAAAAAACTATTCTATCAAAGGTATATTCATGCAATCCGATGTGAAAAATAGGAATGGAAGAGTCTATCCTAAAGAGATACTTCAAAAAGAAGTGTTTAGATATAATAGAGAGTTCATCAATAAAAGCAGAGCATTCGGCGAACTTGGTCATCCTGATGGCCCGACAGTAAATTTAGAAAGAGTTTCGCACATGATTAAGGCTCTATATCCTGAAGGCGCAAATTTTATAGGTGAAGCACGAATTTTAGATACCCCATATGGAAAAATAGTGAAAAGTTTAATTGACGAGGGTGCAAAATTAGGTGTTTCAAGTAGAGGAATGGGCACACTTGCAAACGTAGGTGGTGCTAACATAGTCAAAGACGATTTTTATCTTGCAACCGCGGCTGATATAGTCGCAGACCCCAGCGCTCCAGACGCTTTCGTAGAAGGCATTATGGAAGGCAAAGAGTGGGTTTGGAATAATGGCGTTTTGAAAGAGCAAGAAGTAAACGAATTAAAGTTACAAGTAGAAAGTAAAGAGAGAATGGCAAGAGCAAATAAAAATGCTCAGGTATTTGAATCTTTTCTTAAAAAGCTGTAATTTTATAAATAGTAATTGACTCATTCCGAGAGGAGTGGTGCATTTATTTTACAACAACAAGAAAAACTATTGAGGAGATAGAACGATGGCTGACAATACTGTGGCAGATTTGCCAACAAAAAACGCAGCTCCAGCTGAACCAGCAAAGTCATTACAAGCAACTGTACAACAAGTTATGAGTAAAGCAGTTACTTCACCGACAGACGCAAAAGTAGATTTCGCACAAGGGGTTAACCACATTACAGGTGACCCACAACAAAAAAGTGCAGGAGCAGCTGACGCAATGCAATCTCTTAAAGCCGAGGCAGATCCTAAAAAATCATATAGCAATGCCAACGAAGCTGACGAGAAAAAAGACGAAAAAGAAAAAGAAGAAGTAAAAGAAGTAGCAGATAAAGAAGACGAAAAGAAAAAAGACGAGATGATGAAAGCTTCTAAAGATAAAGAAGATATGAAAGAAGGCGAAATGCCTGCAGGTCTTAAAAAATACCTTGACAAGAAAAACGACAAGTCTGAAAATAAAGAAGACGAGAAGAAAGATGTTAAGGAAACTGCTGACGAAGACGAGAAAAAAGATAAAAAAGAAATGATGAAAGCTTCTAAAGATAAAGAAGATATGAAAGAAGTAGCTGAAAAAGACAAAGAAAAAGAAGTCAAAGAAGTTGCTGATAAAGATGATGAGAAGAAAAAAGAAGTTTCTGAAGTAGCTGATAAAGAAAAAGAAGTTAAAAAAGAAACTGCTAAAGATAAAGTTAAAGATATGGACATGAAAGAAGATGTTGCTGCTCTAACTGAAGGTGAAGACCTTTCGGAAGAGTTTAAAGCAAAAGCTGCTACTATATTTGAAGCTTCTATCAAAGCAAAACTCGTTGAAGAAATAGAAAATTTAGAGAGCGAATACGAAACTAAGGTTAATGAAAAAGTTGAAGAAACTAAATCAGAAATCGTAGAAAAAGTTGACGCTTACCTAAACTATGTTGTTGAGGAGTGGATGAAAGAAAACGAATTAGCAATAGAAAAAGGCTTAAGAGCTGAGATTACTGAAGATTTTATCGGTGGTCTTAAATCTCTATTTGAATCTCACTACATCAATGTTCCACAAGAGAAGTATGATGTGATTGAGGCTCAGACTGCTGAAATAGAAAAGTTAAAAGAAGAAGTTAACTCTACTATTGAGAAAAACGTTGAGTTGAATCAGGCAATCGGTCAACACGTAAGAACGGATATCATCAATGATGTTACATCTGATCTTGCTGAAACTGAAACTGAAAAACTTAAAGGTTTAGCAGAAGGAATTGAATATAAAGACGCTGACAGTTTTAGAAAAAGTGTAGAAACATTAAAAAATTCTTACTACCCTAAAGCAAAAGCGAGTGATACTGAATCTAATGAAGTAGCAGAAAACAATGCTGGTTCTATGAACGAATCAATGGCTGCATATACTGCTGCAATTAGTAAATCAAAGAAAAACCCATACGTAAAGTAAGGGTTAGTTAATTAACTAAAAAAGAAGGAGAGATAGAAAAATGTTTTTATCTGAATCAATGCAAAACAAGTGGCAGCCCGTTTTAGACCATCCTGATCTTCCTGAGGTCAAAGATAGTTATAAAAGAGCCGTTACTTCAATGGTATTAGAGAACCAAGAAAAAGCGTTAAGAGAAGACGCTGCTTTCTTATCAGAAGCTGCGCCTACAAACGCAACTGGTTCCGCAATACAAAACTGGAATCCTATTTTAATTAGTTTAGTTAGAAGAGCAATGCCAAACCTTATCGCTTACGATATTGCTGGTGTTCAACCTATGTCAGGCCCAACAGGCTTGATTTTCGCTATGAGAAGCAGATATGCCTCTCAAAGTGGTGGTGAAGCTCTTTTTGACGAAGCTGATACAGATTTTTCTGCTAGAAACAAAACAGGATCATCTACAAGTGGGGCTTCCGCTGTAGCACAATCTGGGGAAAACCCAGCTGTACTTAACGACTCAATCGGCACATCTACTGGTTACACAACTGGTACATCTATGACTACTGCTTACGCAGAAGCATTAGGTGACGCTGCTGGTAACTCATTTGCTGAAATGGCGTTCTCAATAGAGAAATCTACTGTAACGGCAGGAAGCAGAGCGTTAAAGGCTGAATACACTATGGAACTTGCTCAAGACTTAAAAGCAATCCATGGTTTAGACGCTGAAACAGAATTATCAAACATCTTATCTGCTGAAATCTTAGCTGAGATCAATAGAGAAGTTGTAAGAACAGTTTATAGAACTGCTGAAGTTGGCGCTGCTGACAATGATAATTCACATGCTGCAATTAACACAACAACTGCTGGTATATTTGACCTTGACACAGACTCTAATGGTAGATGGTCTGTTGAGAGATTTAAAGGTCTTATGTTCCAACTAGAGAGAGATGCAAACACAATCGCTCAGAGAACAAGAAGAGGAAAAGGTAACATGATTATCTGTTCTTCAGATGTTGCCTCTGCGTTACAAATGGCGGGTGTTTTGGATTACACTCCTGCATTAAACAACAACTTAAACATTGACGATACTGGTAATACTTTTGCTGGTGTATTAAATGGTAAGTACAAAGTTTACATTGACCCATATGCTGCTAACATGGCAAGCAATGCGTCACCTACTAAACAGTACTACGTTGTTGGTTACAAAGGAACTTCTCCATACGACGCTGGTTTATTCTATTGTCCGTATGTACCTCTACAAATGGTTAGAGCAGTAGGTCAGGATAACTTCCAACCGAAAATCGGTTTCAAAACTAGATACGGTATGGTTGCTAATCCATTTGCTGGTGCTTCTGCGTCAGGAAATATTACTGCTGACGGTGTTGGTGCAATCAACGCTAACAGATACTACAGACGTGTTCAAGTTACGAACATCATGTAATATTTGTTGAGAAACAAATTTAAGAAGGGCGCTTCGGCGCCCTTTTTTTTAGCATAAATAAAAGTAGATTATGTTTTATACTGAAAGAATAACAATTTACAAAGAAGAAAAATCAACAATAATGAACGTATTCCTAAGAGCAATCGCAGGTATTGTAGTAATCTGTGGTTTCTTTTTTCTGTTAGCACAAGGTCTTAATTACTTACAAAAACCTAACGCATTAGATAATGTAGAGAAAAGACTAGATGAAGCAGCCGAAAAAGAGAGTGTCCTAACAGATAACGAGAAAAAACTAAAACAAGAAGCCCAATCAAAAGAATGGGATGATTTAGACAAGCAAACAGATAAATAGCTGTATGACAGTTACAAACTCATACACTAGACAACCTACTAAACTGGACTATGCAAGTCCAACGCAGTTTAAGTTTCAACTAATTAAACTACCTAAAGTAGAGTATTTTTGCACATCAGCAAATTTGCCTGGTATCAATCTAGGTACTGCCGAACAAATCACACCTTTGAAAGATATACCACTACCTGGTGATAGATTACAATATGATACTTTGACTATTCAGTTTTTAGTAGATGAAAATTTAGAAAAATATAGAGA